AACGAGCATCACTGCTAAATGCCTGAAAGCACACTAGCACTGACGTACAACGATCTGACCGGGGAAGTGGGAAGCTTCCTCGGTTTTGGTCGTGGTGCGTTGAACGGCGACCAAGCCTGGACAACCCAGCAGCAGAACCGCATCGACTCCTTCGTGAAATCCGGTCTTTCCCGCTTCTACTTCCCCGACCCGGTCCAGGGTCAGACAACCGGCCACTCCTGGAGCTTCTTGCATCCAACCACGCAGCTTGTCCTTGTCAGCGGCAAGAACACGGTCCAGATGCCCGACGATTTCGGTGGCTTCGAGGGGCAACTGAACCTGGCCCCGATTAATCAACAGACCTGGTGGCCGATCAAGCTGTTCAACGAGGGGATGCTGAACGAGGCTTACGCCAAGCTCCCGACTCTTTCCAGCCGGCCTCAGATGGCCGCGGTGCAGTGGAAGAAGGGCACGACGGCTACATCAGGTCAGAGGGCAAACCTCTTTTTCTACCCGATACCCGACCAAAACTACACGCTGCTGTTCCAGTACTACATCAACCCCGATTACCTGAGCGGGGCGTTTCCGTACCCTCTTGGCGGGGCCCAGCACGCGGAGACGATCAAGGAAGCCTGTTTGGCGGCGGCGGAAGAGTTGTTCGACGACATGGCCGGCGTTCACGCGCAGCGGTTCAACACGCGGCTCATGGCGGCGATTGCGATGGATCAGAAGAACAAGGCGATCAGCCTGGGCTACAACCGAGACGACTCGGATGGTTGGTACGGCTGGAACAATCGCTGGAACCACGGCTTGAGCCCGATCACGTTCTCAGACGCGGGGAACCAGTAATGAAGCACTCAAAGGCTCACCCTGGGTTCAAGGCGGTCCAGAAGAAGATCGCCAAGAAGTACGGCATGAAGGCCGCCGGTGCGATCCTGGCCAAGAAGACGCGATCCGCTTCAAAGGCAGCAAAGAAGGCTAACCCCCGCTTGAAGCGGGTAAAGGGGAAGAAATGAACGCACGCGCGATGACTCGGTTGATGGAAGGGCTGCCGAACTCGGTGGCGCTTGTCAACACCGCCGCTTTCCAGGCGACCATAGATCACCACTTGCGGACACTGTACGTCAACCTGGCCACAACGACGATCACGTTGCCCCAAGCCAACGGCTCCGGGACGCGGCTTACGTTCGTCCTGGGCCTGACGGCGACCTCGATCATCATTCAGCGGGCCCGGGCCGCAGACGTGATCCAGGGCGTGGTTTACTCCTACGTCTCGGGCACGGTGAGCGCTTTCATCCCGGCAGCCGCCAACAACACGTTGACGTTCAACGGAACGACCCAGGGCGGCCTGAAAGGCGACACGATCGAGTTGATCGACACGGCGTTGAACTTCTGGTCTTGCCGCGCCAACCTCACGAACACCGGCGCGGCGGCGACCCCGTACAGCACGACCTAAAAGCTATCTACCACCTCGGGGGTGTGTAGGGGCCGCTTCAAGTTCGCGCCTTCCAAGCTCTATGAAGCGCTGCAACTTGGGGCGGTTTTTATTTAAGGAGCCAGTATGCCAACCGTCGTAATCGACACCCTGTCCGCGACAATGGGCGTGGTCGCCATCAACCCGACCACCGGCGCGCTGGCCAACATCACTGTCTCTTCTACCATCGTTGAGCCGGTGCCGATCGCCGGCCTTCCTCCGGCTCTTGGCTCCAGTGCCAACGGCGGCGTGTTTGCTTGCGGCAAAGACGGCTACAGCGGCTTCTCGGCGGTGAAACTGTCCTTCTTCGGCGTTGGGACGAACGGCCAGACCGCGTTGGCTAACGTCTACGGCTGGGAGGAGTACAAGTCAGACGGGACGCCGTTCTCTCTTTGGGTCCCCACGGTCCTGGCCACCTTCACGGCGATTACGCTGAACACGAGTATCCCCGGCGTGGCGGGCACCGACATTCCGGCCACCAACTTCTTCGCCTCGGCAATGACGCTGGGCGTGGGCAATTCGGGCGTATCCTGCGAGGTGGTCTCTCCGGGTGCTGCCATCGCTGAGATTGCCCATGCGGTTGTCTCGACGAAGGGGGCGAAGTTCATCGAAGTGCGGTTCGCGGTAGGAACCGCAACGTCGATTAACGCGGCGTGGAAAGGCATGTAGTGATCTACCCCCAGGCTACTGCTCCGCAAGCACCGGTGAACCCTACCTTTGGCCTTGGATTGGGGCTTGGTGGGGCAGGCTCGGGATTTTCCCCGGTGTCCATTGCCGGGTTGCTGCTGTGGGCCAAGGCCGACGCTGGCACCTGGCAGCTTTCGACGCTTTCGACTCCAGCCGTGGCCGATGGTGACCCGGTCGGTGGGTGGGTGGATCAAGCAGGACTCGGACACAATCTCCTCCAGGCTACGGGCGCGAATCGGCCAACGCTGAAGCTTGCAATTCAGAACTCGCTGCCGATCATTCGGTTCAATGGCTCGAACAACTACCTTCGGACGGCAACCTACACCGACAACCAGCCCTTGACGCGGTTTGTCGTGTGCCATCTGTTGTCCGTCGGCGCTCCTGCCACCAACGATGTCATGGTTGACGGCTTCAGCGCTAACACCACCCTTTTCTTCAGCGACACGACTCCGCAAACGGGCATCTACGCTGGAGCGCAAATCGTTGACGGTGCAAACGACCCCACGTCGTGGGGTGTAGCCACGTTGCAGTACAACACGACAACTTCCATTTACCGCTGGAACCGAGTTCAGAAAGCTTCGGGCTCGGTCAGTTCCACCAACTCAGCAGGCATGACGGTCGGGGCTAATGGTGCCGGCTCTCGGGCTACCCAGATAGATGTAGGCGAAGTTATCGAATACACGGGTGCGCTGAGCGCGTATCAAATGCTGGTTGTCGAAACCTACCTCAAGAATCGGTGGGGGACGCCATGAGCACGCAGTACATCCACCGCATCCTAGCCATCTGCCCGGTCGGCAAAATGACGGCGGTTGCGACGTGGATTCAGGGCAACGTGGACGCCACCTTCCCCAACCCTTGCGGCGAAGCCCTCAACGCGACCGGCCTGTTTGCCGACGCCATCACTCATTACCTGTGGACCGCTTCCTACACCGATTCCCAGGCGTGGGCGATTCTTCAAGAGATTTGCGTTCTCGCCAGCGTGGCCACCCCATCGACCGCGACATGGAATGGATGGACCCAGGCGCAAAAGATTTCTTGGCTTCAATCGGTCCATGCCGGCGTGCTCGCGGGGTACGGGCTTTACGTTTCCCTCTGCGACAACACTGCCCTTTCGTGGGACTCCATCCCTGCCGCGATAGCAGCAATGGGCCTGCAACCAAGGGCCACTTTCTGATGCCGGAATTCATCCCTGCTCCCGAGTCGATGCAAGAACTCCTCTTTCCGCTCCTGGGGATCAACCTCAGCATGGAGTTCGAGCTTCAACCTCCCGGCACCACGGCGGTCGGCAAGAACGTCCGGGGTTATGAACCCCTGACCAGCCGCGCTCGAGGTGGCTCGCGGCCCGGGTTGACCAAGTACATTAACCAGCAGGTCTCGGGTGCGAACAAGATCCAGCACTTGGCCTACATCGTTGACCCGGACGCCTCGGCCCTCATCACGTCGAATGACCCCGCCGCCAACACGTCCACGCCAGGCAATATTTTTGTGCCGGACCCATCGACCAACAACAACGCGGACGGCTTGGGATCCAGAAACGGCACTTACAGCCCCACCGGCGGCACTGGTACCGTGCGTTCCGTTCGCCAGGGCGGCTCGGGCGTCCAACCGAACCGGCGGAAGTTCACGCCGTACAATCCGCCTCCCCCCTCGGGCTACGCTTACTCGGCCCTGCTGACCGTCTACCAGATCAAGGACCCCAACAACTCGGTCATCACCAACCCGAATACGGTGGTTCCTTCGAGCTTCCCGGGCTTCATCGACACCGGCCTGGCCAACGGCTACTGGCGGATCAACGCGGTCTCGCAAAGCCAGGGGACCTCGACCGGGCCCCTGGGGCCCGTTACCCCGAACGTCCAGCCCTTGAGTGGCCCGATCGACTCCGGCGGCCAGTGTGACCCCATCAGCTTCGGCTTCCCTGGGAATTTCATGCTTCCCGGGCCGTTTGACACGACGGTACCGAACTCCGGAAGCTTTTACCTGATCTTCACTTACCTCGTGCAATTTAGCTCCGATGGAATGACCTGGAGCACGGCCCCCTACTTTTGAAATGCGCATCATGCGCATTTGAGTTATGCCGCGACGCCGACTCGGGACCACAACTGGCGAGGTTATGCAGGACCTTCACTTCCCCAAAGCGGGAGTGGACTTGTCCCAGGGCTTCACGAAGCAGCCCAACCGGCCCGTCACGAACGGGGAGTATGCCCGGACGACGCCGATCGGGAACAACGTCCGCGGCTATGAGCCCAAGACGAACAGGATGCGGGGAGGGTCGAGGACGGGGCTCAGCAAGTATCTGCCGGGCCAGGTGGCTGGAACGCTGTGGATTGTCCAGGAGTTGAATACGCTGGTCGGGACGGGCTACCCGCCGCCAGGAGGAACGGGGATGCAACTCAGTAACGCCGGTCGCGTGGTAACGCTGGTCGCCGTCTCCCAGGGCAACGTCTTCGTGGCGAGCCCAGGGGACACGGTCTGGCGTTCCACCATCAACAACACCGGCGAGACGCCGCCGCTGAACTACAGCGGAATTATGTACAGCGCGGCCAACAACCAGAAGTTATGGTTCGCGGACGGCATCAATTACGCTTACTACGACCCTGGCACCAACACGGTGCAGAAATGGACCGCTTCCTCGGGGACGCTTCCGGTCGATAGTCAGAACAACACGCCGCGGCTGATAGCCAACTGGCGAGGCCGGATCGTCCTTTCTGGCTTGATTCTCGACCCGCAAGACTGGTTCATGAGTGCGGTGAACGACCCGACCAACTGGAACTACAACCCGGCAAGCGCTGCCGGGGGCGTGATCCCGACCCAGGCCATCGCCGGCATCAACGCTCCTCAAGGGCTTGTGGGAGACGTGGTCACGGCACTCATCCCCTACAACGACGACGTTCTGATCTTCGGTGGGGACCACACGATCTACATGATGCAAGGCGACCCCATGTCCGGCGGTCAGATCGACCTTGTGTCCGACATCATCGGCATGGCCTGGGGGCAGGCGTGGTGCAAAGATCCGTATGGCAATATCTATTTCGTCAGCAACCGAACCGGCATCTACACGTTGATTCCCGGCCAGCAGCCCCAGCGTATCAGCCAGCCCATTGAGCAGCTTTTGGGGCCGATCAACACCGGCACTTACTCGATCCGGCTTGTTTGGAACGACCGCTTCCAGGGGTTGCACGTCTTCGTGACGCTGTTATCAGCCCCGGCTGCGGCCACGCATTTCTTCTTCGAGGTCCGCTCGGGCGCTTGGTGGACCGACTCGTTCGCCAACAACAACCTCAACCCGCTGTGCTGCACCATCCTGGACGGCAACAACCCCGGCGATCGAGTGGCACTGATCGGCTCCTGGGACGGCTACGTTCGGGCCATCGACCCCAGCGCGACGACAGACGACGGCACGGCGATTACCTCCTCGGTGTACATCGGCCCACTCACCGCGAGGATGCTGGAAGACCTCATGTGCAAGGACCTGCAAGCGGTCCTTGGGGCGAACAGCGGGACGGTAACTTACAACGTCTATACCGGCTCCAGCGCGGAAGTGGCCCTTTCTTCGACGCCGGTTGCCTCGGGGACCTGGACAGCGGGCCGCAACACGCTCTCGTTCGTGCGTAGGAGTGGCCACAGCCTGTATGTACAATTGACCTCAACGAATCCCTGGCAGATGGAGTCGATCCGGGCCAGGATGCAAGAACTCGGCAAAGTACGCCAGAGAGGTTTTTAATGGGCGCTCTACCAAGCTCGAACATCGGCGGCAGTCCAACCCAGGCCGCACCAGCCCAGCAGGGCTACGGCATCCAGGGCAACCTGCCCTTCCAGGCCGGTGCCGGGGCTCTCGGTTCGGCCATCGGTGGGAGCGTCGGGGCAGCGTACACCAGCGCGTACAACGCCGCCCTCCAGCAGAATCAGACGCAGTACCAAAACATCCTCTCCGGCTACCAGCAGACCGCCCAGCAGCAGCAAGCCGCTCAGAACTCGATCCTCCAGCGGTTCGACAACCTCGGCGGCCAGGTCATGAACACGATCAACGGCGTTGACCAAAGCCAGCTTGAGGCCAT